TTGAACTTCCCTAATTTTATTGTCCCATATACCCCTCAGAATTAACTTATATTTCAACATTCTATCCACTATGCCGTTTTTGTATAGAAACTGTGAAAGTATTTAATATTCAAACACTATCTTCGTGCCTCTTATAAGAACCTATATACTATTCAAAAGAAGTCTGCTTAATTCTACAACACCATAGTAACAGAGTAGTATGTTCTCATAATCACCACGTCTTAAAGTAAACATCATTGCTCATATCGCAAAGTATCTAACTCTTTGTTAATAGATGTTTAATCTATATAGCTTTTATAAAATTGAACTTGGTTTGAGTGTGTGTGGGTTTATATGCTCAAACGTTTAATGGCTGGGCTTTTACGGTATCCAAATCCCACCTTTTTAATCCTTTTTCATAGCTTTAATGACTAAAGTAATGACTTTAATGACCTAAATCATGACAGGAAATGAACTTTAAACTGGTTTTTAGTTTGGGTTTTAGCCTTGTTTTTGTATGTGAAGACATAAAAAAATAGCTATATCATTACATTTTAAACTTAATCAACACCAGTTTATTAATTTTTAAGCATAAAAAAAACCCAAATTAATGGGTTTTAATGGTGTATTTTTGCTCCTGGAGTAGATTTATTGTCTCGCTATATACCTTTTTATTGCCTTTTCAAATTTATCATAACATGCGTAAGTCTTTGATGTTTTGCAGTGGCAAGATGTTTTATTTTCTATTTTCATATATCCGTTTATATTAGTGAAAAATAATGTATTCTCTTCTAATCTTAGCACTTGAACTGAGCATATTTTAAATCCTTCTATTATGTTTTGTAGTGTTTTCATAATGTAAAGATAATGCTATTTTATTAATATCCTATTATAAATACAATTATTTAAAAAACTTTTATTTACTAGGTTGATTCTGCTCCTGGAGTAAAAAAAAACCTAAATTAATAGGCTTTTAGTAGTGTATTTTAGTATGATTTTATCCAAATATTAACGCTAATACAAATAATATAAGGTAAAAAGTATCTGAAAATTCGGTTGGTTTTAGTTCACCTTTCATTTCAGATTATCAATATATAATTGTATTGTTTTTTCTTGAGTTTTAATAGTTATTTTATCTATTTCAGTAATGTGTTTAAGTACGTCAATTCGTTCATTAAGGGTTTGAATGTGCTGTTTGTTTAGCTCTATTAATTTAGTAAGTAACTGTTCGGTTGTTTTATTATTCATTGATTGTGTATTTAGTTTTATTAATTGACAAAGTAAGAAGAGTATTAAAATTTAACATTCTAAAGGCTTTTTTTCTCATATCATACAAAGGTAATAGATTATAATCTTTAGGCTTGTATGGTGCTGCTTTGCCTGTTTTACTCTTATACTGTTTGCCTGTTCTACTTGTTAGAGTTCTTATCGTTTTATCTTTCTTGATGTAAGTAGTTGAAAAGATTAAACCTTTACTTTCTTTTATCAATTCTTTGGCTCTGGTCCTGTTTATTGTTTTCATTATATTAATTTTTTAAGTGAAGATAAATTTTTATACCCTTTCTTCATACCAAAGGAAAAAAAGTATTCCCCTATTTTGTATATAGGCGTATAATTGTGTGTGCATTTATACAACTCCAATTGACTTTTATTTATCATATTATTTTCATTAAGGTAATTATTCCATTCTATACCCTTTAAAATTTTTTCGTTTTGTGTTTTCATAGTTTTATTTCTTATATATGTTAATGATTTCTTTTATTACTTTGGTTATGTTCTCATCAGTCGCCTCTAATCCGTATATTATTAGATAATCATTTATTTGCTCCTGGAATGTGTCAGTGAATGTATCTGCTATTTCTTGTATTGTAGTCATTTTATTATTGTTTTAATTGTTAGTTTTATTTATTTATTAATTAGTAAGTTCTTATTTTAGTGAAAGATTAATCCTACTTTTTTGTTCTCTGTTATTGCTTGCAAATCATTAGACGATGCATCTATATAACCTGCGGCTGTTAGTTCTTTAGAGGTCTTAAAAATGCGTGCGTGCCTATGCTTTTTCACATCAATCAAATCATCTGTTTTGCTACCTTCTGAAAATATGATTTTTAGGTTTTTCGGTACTGTTAAACCTTCGACAAAAAATTTGATGCTCTTAGTATAAGCGTAAAAAATTACTTCTTTGTTATCGTTTGCAATATCAACCCACTTCTGTAAATATAAAGGACTGTAAAAATCGCCGCTATCATGAATTCGTACATGAGTAGGCTTTTTCTTTTGTATCTCTTCATTCATTAGGCTGTTAAAATTATCCTGTTTGCTTATTTCGTACTTCTTTTCCATTAGTTCCTGGACTGCTGGGAAACGTATATAATTTCCCTTCTGGGCATAACAATAGGCTTGGCACCCTCCCGCAAATGGGCAAGTACTTTTGCCTGATTTAGTTTTATAAGCGGGAATTGAAAAATTAAATATCTTAGCTTTATTTTCTTTAGATGTTTTTTTCATCTTTGCGTTTTGTGTTAATAAATTCATGTGTTTATAGTTTTAAGATTAGTTATTTTTTTAATTGTTTTATAAGTTCGTTCTCTTGTTTGTCTGATAATTTAAGCAAACCTTGTTTAAATAGATTATTCAATTCGTAAATTGTTGGATTATATCCAAATTTTTTCTTATATTTTTTTATTATTGTTTTCATTTTTTTATATAGTTTAAATTCATGTGTTTATAGTTTTAAGATTAGTTATTAGTTTTTAATTGTGTTCTTTGCATGTTGGGCATATTCGAATATCTTGGTTAAGTTCATCACCGCAACAAGAATAAAAGCAATCATTACACAAATCTTCATCTTCTTGTACTTCTTCATCTGTTAAGTAATTATCGCAATGATTACATTTTTGAGCTTCTGGTTCGTTCCATTCTATTGGATCTGTTAATATAGGTGTATAAGTCATTTTAAAAGGGTTTAAAGGTTTAGAAATTCAATTAGTGTGATGATTGTACAAAGTGCATAGATTAAGCCGTACAAGGTCGCAAATGTTAAGATTGAAAACAAAATATTTTCGCCTATTGTGTATCTTGGTTTAATGTTTACTTTTGTTATGTACTTAGGATAAATTTCTTTTTTCATAATTGTAATTTTTAAAAGATTGTTATATTATTGTATTGCATTAGATTTATAATTATAACGCTAGTTAATAGACAGGTAGCAAAGAAATATAAAAAAATGTATTTATTACTTTCTTCAATTTGTTCTGGGGTTTGTGTTTTTGTATTCATGTTTAAAGTTTTTTAGTTAGTGTGTAAATATCAGAGGACGCCCAGTCATAAAAAGACTACAAACCGCCCTCCTCTATTTATTTATTTTTTAGTGTTTTTAAGTAAGAATTCAGCATCACAAAGAAGTGAACGCATTTTGTTTTGTAGTTCTTTTATCTCATTATAATTTGAATCATTAAAATCATAATCAATTCTAAGGGGGTTAGGAGAATTTAAAAGTATTTGCAAACTATCGTGTTTTAGTTCTGTATTTGCTTTATCTGTTCCCCTCTCCCATTTATCAAGGCTTTGTACTGCGTTTACTTTTATTGTAATGCTTTGTTTGTTAAAAATCTTTTTCATTGTTTTGTGTTTTTAGTTAAATTTATTTATTTATAATTGTTCGTACATTTTCCCTATCAATGCTATCAAAATCAATTTTTTTAATATCATTAGTTAAAAAATATAGCATTATACTTGTATTAATTTCTTCAGTTGTTGCAATTGGATAAATACCGCCGTTGAGGTTGTAAAAATCATTTACATATTGTCTAAATTCCTTTATTTCTTCTAGCATAATTTTTTCTTTTTAATTAATTTTATTTTAGTGGGTTTTGTTTCCCTTTTGATATTGTAAATGTACTATAATATTTTACAATGTGCAAAACAATGTTAAAAACTTTTATATTGTTTTACTAGGTTAAAAAGAACTTTTTTTGAAAGTTTTTTTAATTACTTGTTTTTTTAATGCTCATTTTTTACCTCTTTTTTGTGGGTTGGTGGTGGTTTTGTGGTCGGCTGGTGGTTTTGTGGTTCTGGCTGGTTGGCTGGTTGGTGGTTTTGTGTTATTCCTTTTTAAATAATAGAGAGCGCGCGTGATAACAAAATTTTTTACATAACAATACAAAAAGCAAATTATTTTTAATAAATATTTTTTTAAAGTTTTATCAATATTATTTTTTTACCTCAACTATTTTGATATAGAAAAAAGTACTATGCACACATAGGAATATTCAAGAAAAATTTTTTAATTTTTTATACCCACTATACCCAGCAGTTTCAGCAGTTTCATGGCAGTTTCAGCAGTTTCAAAAGAGAAAAAGTTTTATAAAAAAATAAAAAGTTTTTGAAAAAAAAGAAAAAGAAAATTTAAAAAAGTTTTAGAAATAAATTTAAAGAATAAAAATATTTAAAAAATTATTTGATTTGCATATACCAATCCAAAATGGCGATACACTCATCCAATCCTTTTACAACCTTAGCAAAGTAACCTGCTTCATTAAGGTCTGCTACCCATTGTTTCTGCTCTTTGGATGGGTAACCTGTCTTATCAGCTTTAATCTCTAAGAACAGCCCTGCATACTCGCTATTGACTTTCAGCACCTGCATATCAGGAAAGCCTTTAACATATCCAGTCTTCTTAGCCATTATAGCTTGAGTCATTGATGTTCTTATACCACCTAGAGATGCACAGTACCTTGTGTCAGGGTAAGATAGTTTGATGTATGTGCAAAATGCTGATTGCACTCTTGCTTCTTGTTTCATAGCCATACCCCCCTCTCCCCTATCCCCTATACCCCCTATACCCCCTATCCCCTTCGTACCCCCTATCCCCTTATCAGTATAGGTTGTTCCCTTGAGTAGTTGATACATTAATGGTTGTGATACTTCATACTTCCTAGCCATAGCAGATATAGTTATCTTATCAGTAGCAGTATTGAACTCTAGTCTTATTGCATCAGCTTCAGCAACAGTAAACTTTCTTCTTGAGTAACCACCACCTCTCCTATCTTTCCTATCACCTATCTTTATCTTTCTTATCTTTGGCATAATTTAATATTCATCATCAAACCTATCAGTAGTTTCTCCGTACTGGTATTCAACATCAACATTCGTTATAGTGATGTCTACTTTGTTTAGGTTCTTTTTATTTAAGTAACATATCCTGTCTATCAGTTCTGTATCTTTCTTTATCTCCTCTATGTTAGAGGTTAGTGCAAATGTATCTAATATACCAACAGTAACCTTCCTTGTTACAGCAGCTTTATTCTTTATCTCATACGATACGAATACTCTAAATATCGGTTTCTTCATTCTTAATCTTATCTAATTCAAACTCAAGATGATTGATTGCTTTCTGTATGCACTCAACACTTGTGGTGTGCTTCCTTTTTGCTCGGAGCAAATATGTGGTGGCAGTACCGATATTATAGGATAAATCAAAATCTTCAATTACTTTCCTAGCCTCATAACCATACACTTTACCAATGTAATAGTTAGGAATCTTATCTTTACTGTAATCTAACTCATCCTTGCTTAATAGCATCTTAGGATTAATCTCACCTCCACTCCATTTACTATCCTTGTCTTTTACTACATCATCCTTCCAAGTACTACTTGTATTCCGTCCCTGCTCGTAATAATGCTTACTATGCTTTTCGCTCATATCTTTATTATAAATACCATATTCATTTCTTCTTATTGTCTAACGCTTCTTTAGCATCTTCTAGAGTTGTTTTAAATGCGTTTTGACGTTCTCTTGCAACTCTATCATTTAAGTCCTCCATACCATCCATTATTATATCTTCATCCAATATAGTATCATAGATTCTATCGTGAGCAAGTCCTCCTGTTCTTGTAACAACCTTATCTCTCTTTGGCATATTATCCATCTTCCATGCTATTCTTTCATTCTCTTTTGTTCTTAATCTACTCACTATAATATTCATTACTATAAGTAAGAAAGATATAAAAAGTACTACTACTGCTATTAGGTTTAGGTACATCATTTTGTTAAAAGTTTAAGTAATTGACTGCTTGTGTAAATACGGTCATCTCCTGAGTAATTTTCATATATGCAGGTAAAGTTGTCGTCTTTCCAAGTCCACAAAGCCCTTACATTCTTTTTGATATTGTCTTTCAATATCCATTTAATTGTTTTGTATGTTCTTTCTTCTTTCATATTCTATTTTTTAATCGTATCAGGGTGGCATCTGAAAACCACCCCTTTACTACACAGGTCTGAAAAATTAAAATCTTTTTAGGTCTTACCCTTTATTTATTAATTATTTCCTGAGTATTTGTCATTAGTCTTGTTGAGGTGGAAATCTATCTGTATAAACATTCCTATCATACTTCCTCGCCTCTCTGCTCTTATCGTTTCTATCGTTTAATCTTTTCCATCCAAACTGCATATAGTATGTTAAGTCAGAATTAATAACTTCTGGCACTTTGAACTTCTCTATCTTTTCTTCTGTTGTGTTTTTCATTTTACAAATATATAAAAATAATTCAATTTTATACTATTTAATTTCTAAAACTTTTACCCTTGATTACCACTACTTTACACTTCCTTAACCTATCTAAAGTCCTTTCATCATATCTTTTTATTAAGTCATCTGCATCTAAATTAGTTGTTATTAGTAAAGTCTTTGAACTATCTTCTGCATAAGAGATTGCATCTGCCACTGCATCTATCTTAGTCCCATAATCATTCTTTATGCTTTCAGTTCCTAAGTCATCAATGATAATAAAAGAAGCATTACTTCTCTCTATCTCTTTCAACTCTTTAGCTGGTACACTAGTAAGCATCTTATTTGTTTTTGTTCTGAATATTGCAGGTATAACATAGTTAAGAATAGTTGATTTACCTAGACCACACTCACCCATTAACATCAAACCTCTACCTTTAGTGTCTGATAACCAATCTATTATCTCATCATAAGAATCTAAATGCTTATAAACATCAATCGTTCTATCGTAATGCTCAAATGCTTTAATGAACATTTCTTTCAATTCTTCTTTAGTTCCTAACTTATACCTATTGTACATCTTAGGTTGTAAGAAATTTTCTATCTTGAATGTATCTTCTATTGTTCTCATTGTTTCAGTTTTTAAAATGAACCATCTCCATAGTCCTTACCTTTAGTGTGTCTATGTGATGTAGTTCTATCGTTAGTATTAGTGTTATTGTTTCTGCTTTTTTCCCACGTAATTATGCAACTTTTCCAACTTTTCATTTTGTTCTTTCCTATTTTCCAATCTTTAGATTCATAGAAATGATAAAATGTTTCTGCATCTACAGAATTTTTTCTTTCTAAA